ACTTACCATCTATCAAAGTGTAAGGCTCTCGCAGCATATTAAGCAGCTCGAACCATAACCCTGACTTAGCAAGCAGTTGCCTGACAACAGAATAGGCCATTGTGTCGCTAGCGCGCTCTGAATCCAAGGTCGCCACGCTACCATCTATAGACCCTTTTCGGGCCATGTTCTGATGGTGCGCTTGACCATGTGCTAAATCCAGAGCGAGGAAAGACTTAAACCTCTGCCTCATGATCCGCGCAGCAGCTAGCTGGTAGGAAACATTGAGTGAAGCACCCTTGGCACACGCTCTTTTAGTGAGCGCGGTCTTGGGGACCGTGAAGAATGTGTTTCCTTCAACGATCTTCGGGTCGTGGGTCTCCTTCTTATACCCAGAACCGTCAGTGTGGGATCTCTCCCATGCCGTGCCCTCCCATAGAGAGAGCAGGCATTGCGCACCGGCGGTTACAGTAGGACGCGAGGAAACCTTGTCAAGCACAGTTGTGGCTTTGGCAAGGTCAGACGCTGTCGCACCGGGTCCAAACCTAGGTGTTAAGTCGAGAGGGCAAGGCCCCAGGACGTCCTTCATGAACTCTGCAGCTACATCCACCAAAAGGAGAATTTCACCGCTGAGACCGAAGAGCGCACGAGCATTTTGTCGCGCGCATTCACACTCAGATTGGAACCACGATTTCTTCGCCTCTTCCTCAGGGTCGACCTTCACAGGCAGACCTGGGAATTTACGAAGCAAATCAGACGCAAGAGCAGCTAGGTGATACCCAGCCGGGTCCGCGTAATCAGACGGTTTTGCCTTCAAGGAGGCAACCTGGTCGAACTCATCGTACCGCAATAAGATTGCGGCAGTGAGCGACCGGGGACAGTCGAGGGACTCGTAGTACACCTCGGATAGCTCTCGGATTTCCGGAGCTAGACACTTCGCCTTCGGCGATTCTGCGTTTTTGTGCCGCATAGTGCTGCCTGAGCTTAACTGATCAGGCCGGTATCGAACAACGCGATAACCTGCGGATCCATAGCCGCATTCCGCGCAAAAGCTGAGCAATCAAGCTTAGCTTGCGTGGGTGCG